GTAGGGCAGTAAATTTCTATCCAGTTTTCTTCTTCGTTAATTACTTGTGCTGCTAATTTTGTATGTCCGTTTTTACATTTTAATTTTCTATAATTCATTCAATCACCAAGGTTAATTTAGTTTGATTAGCATCTTTCCAAACTGGCTTAGGATGTATGACTTCTATTACGCCAGTGTTTTCACATTCTAAACAAACAACCTTTGTTACTTCTACTAAGTCCCCATCATCATTAACATAATGGGTACAACCATATACGTCATAATCTGCATTATCATTACATCTACTATTATTATTACATTTCATTTTAGTCACCTATTGTCACGGTATTCTTCGTATGCATAATCATCTGCATCCGCTTTTATCTTTTCTTTATCAACCCATCCATATTGTTCGGATGCTATTTCTTCTACAATCTCTTCAATATGACCACTGTTATCTTCATCAATTAAAGATTCCAATAAACTCATTAGTTCGTTGTGGGTCATATTTGCTACAATTATCTCGTAGGCATTTTTATATCCACAAAAATTCAAAACTTCTTCCATTTAGTTACCTCCGATTTTACTTGGTTTTGGGCCAATATAGAACAAGTTCTTTTTGGCTCTAGTTATTGCTACATAACAGATATTATTTTCTTCAAGACCGCCTTTTGGATGAGGCATTCTTTCTGTTGCTAGAAGGTAGACATTGTTTGCTTCAAGACCTTTAGCCTTGTGAACAGTTGAAAGCATAATCTCTCCTTTATCGTTTCCATCAAATACTCTTTTTATTTCTTCAATGATTCCACCAACGGTAGTTGCCTTTTCTACAAAAATCATAATACAATCTTTCTTATCTTCAAGAGCAAAGGCTTGATTCATTTTATCATTCTTTACTAATTTAGCATAGTTGAATTCAAAATCTTGTATGAACAATTGTTTGAATTCATCTACACCCATATTGTTATTTTTACTAATTTTCTTAACGGCTTTGATTAAACCTTTAGTCATATCTCGACCTAGAATATATGCTGATTTACCTGCACTGACTAAATCATAGAAAGCACCAACTAGAGGCGCATTATATCTACAAAGAACCATGTCTTGAGGTTGTGGATTAAAGTGAGCGTTTACAAAAACTGCTCCTTCATTAGCGGTAGGTGGGCAAGTAAACTCTTTGACATATCTATTTGCTTCTTTTACAACTTCTTTAGGGCATCTCCATGAAATACTTAGAGGTAATTGAGTAATATCTCTAGCACTTAATTCCAACCTTTCAACGAATTTACCAATTGAATTGCTATCAGCACCTCTAAATCCATAGATGGCTTGATTTTTATCACCAACGATAATACATCGACCACCGTTTACTACACGGATAATTAATTCTCTTTGTATTTCATTGAAGTCTTGTGCTTCATCAACAAATACTACATCATAATGAGGTAGTGGATATTCGTTGATAATTGGTAGCCAAATCATATCATCAAAATCAATATGATGAGTTTGGGTTCTACATAGTGTGAGAATAGCAGGAATTGACATAATAGCCTGTTCTTCCTCTCTGTAAGATTCAAAGGTAATGTTATACTCATCAATCAATTTACGAATTGATGAAACATCTTTACCATCTGTTAAACTGCCTTTTACTAGACTTACGAGTTTAGTAATTGGTGCGGTATAACAATCTTTGCCCATCAATTCTTGCACGATTTGGTGGCATTTTCTGTTGTTTACTTTTGTTCTAATTCCAGCATTTCTAATTGCTGCAAATCCGAAAGCATGGAATGTTTTTGCCTCTACATTATCTGGTAGTCTAACAGTCAATTCTTGTTGAATTGATTTGTTAAATGCAAGAAAGGCCGCTTGACAAGATAGAAGTTTTGATGCTTCTACAATTGTTGTTGTTTTGCCTGTCCCTGCACCTGCATTTATCACTACATGGTTTTCGGTATTTTCTATTGCTTCGTATATTTTTATTTGTTCATCTGTTGGGTTCATTATTATTTCTCCATTATTATTATTATTGTGGGAATAGGAGGAGAGAGAGGGGAGTTGACAATAATAATACCTCTCTCTCCATGAATAGGTGGGGGAAGGAAACAATCTATTGGGAGTTGAAGTCAATAGATTATACTTCATTTGTTGCGCCAGTTTCGCTTCGCCCCGTAATTATATGACCTAATTGACAACCAATTAAGTCATATCAACCGATGCCTCCTCGGAGACACCGACTCAAAGGCGAACCCCTCGGATGGTATATAGGCAGCGAACCCCCCTACCCCTATTGTTTTTAACAACTCAAAAGGGGGAGGATTCAGTGAGTAAAAGATAAATGACAACGCTTCCAATCAATAGAAGACTTCCGAACTTCATCAGTCTTAATCTGACATTATTTGGAGGGTTACATTTTTTATTTAGACAATAATGACTTGTTAATAATGCCCCTTGATGAACATAAGTCTCTAACAAATGATTACTGCCTTCTTCAATGTCAATCCCACAGGTTTGACAAATTGTATTTTTTTCTGCTTTAATATATACTTCTTCAATAAGTCTCATTTTAATCACCTTTGGGGGGTGGGAGAAAACCTTAGGCAACAACAACCAAAGAGAGGAACGGTTTTTTTATACTTTCAAACTCCCATGAATTTCACAAGGAATCTATCCCGCCATCCCAAACGCCATCTTTGAACATCTTGGCCAATGAGTTTCTAGTTTTCTTAACCACTGATTTAGCATAGTCTTCCGCATCTTCGTAAGGTTTTCCGCCTCTACCGACAGTAATCTTGCTAATCAATTCATGACTGTTAAAATAGGCTATGGCCGATTCTTCTACAAGTCCACATGCTTTGTCAATATTCATTCTTACTGAAGTTGGGACTGAAGATTTCTTTCCTTTTCTAAAAGGAGTTCCATCACGGCCTCTCAATAATGCCTTCAATGCATTCTTAGCCGCTACTCTTTCACTAGGGTTATTTTCACCAATTTGTAAGTTAAGCACAATTACTTGTTTTAACCCTTCTTCCAGAGAGTTATCTGCTTCTAGATATTCATTAACTTCTATTACTAGACTATTCCATTCGTTATCATCCATATTAATTACCTGTTAATCTATTATAATTCCTGCTCTATATAAACACCCCTATAATGCAATTAATAGCAAAAAACACCATAAATCTATTTAATTTACCTAAATTTGCCCATTCATCTCGCCATCTGTCTCAACGTGAGACGAATACTTTTCACAAAAAAACCGCCCTACTGCGAGCCTGTAATTCTGAAAAAAATACGTCTCATCTCATCTCATCCATCTCAGATAATACTCTCTCTCAGAGAATCCTCTCTCCTAGCATAATACAGGGGTAGTAGTAGTATGAATGAATGAATGAATGAGATATGAGATATATGAGATAGATAAATAATAAACTATACCTACGGTATCAAAAACGCCCTTTTTCTCTGGAAATACGTCTCATCTCATTCCTGTTTTTTCATGAGATGAATTGGAAATTCTATATTATATTATTATAGGGATATAAAATACAATATTTTAATTGAGATAAACATAACGGTCAATTGAAATACATTCTGCTTTAGACGTTACAGAGAGAGAAAAGAATATTTTACTAAAAAATAGGGTTTGCTTAAGTATATAATAACCAAAACCCTTTGTTTAGTGAATGTATTACCATATGGTTCGGACTCTTTGTTCCTCTCTTGAGCGAACCTTAACTATACTATATTTTCCAATAGGTATGAAAGCAAGACTAACAAGTGACTTATTCAAGAATGAATATGCAAAATTGACAATAAACACATGCCTAGATATGTTGAACTATATGCCGCAGATTCTTAAGTTCACGAACAAGTGGGGCTTGGAATGGACTCTCTCCGCATCCAACTACAGGAAGAATGGAGCAACACTCACCGTTACTGGAGAAAACCTATTGCCAAACCTAGAAAGAATCAGAGAATACATCTCAAGGAATGGTTGGGGCAAATAACTGTCCCAACCAGCCTTAGGGCCATAAAATCAAAGTAAGACCATATGGTTGTAATCGCTTTGCGCTTGTTTAATTACAACCCTAATACCAAATGCTCTCCCTCGTATTGCTTCGGGGGTATTGAAGCATACAATCAAAGGAGTTGATAATATGAAGGAAGAAAATTGGATAACAAATGTAAACAGAGTAGCATTATGGCTTGAAGCCGAAGATAGAGGACAAGCAGGGCAAGCGATTTCCCTGTCTATTACTCTAGGAAATGATTGCGGTAGCGATGAAATGCGTTCAACATACTGGACTGCTATACGCTCAATTGGAGGTAATTATGACGACTTCCCTTTGGCCCGAAAAGGTCGAGAATCGTCTTTGTCTCCAGAAATGCAAATGCAAATAGATGGTGTTGTTTCTGCGGTAGAGACTGCTTTTGCGGCTATTACTGACGCTGAACTAATTGCTACAGTAATTCACCCACATGGTCGAACTGGTGGCGGATATGATTCAATTGCTGACTTGGCTGCTGATTATGCCAACAAGGCAAAACAGAATCTAGTAAAGGCTGCTAAAGACAACCGTTGGGATGGAACCATGAACGGTAATATCCCAGTGATGACCCCACCTCCTCTAAAGGAGAAAACGGAGGCCCAAAAAGATTGATGTGCAACAATACCCCCGTTGCGCCTCTTTAGGGTCGTTCGCAAAGCGAACTACCATATGGTTGTGCTTTGTCATTTAACCCCGAAGGGGAAACCAATTAGGTTTTTACTGCCCCTCTCCACATAATTGTGAATGTTTTGGCATATATGTCCTTATTTTCATCAGATTTGTTATACAAATCTCTAGTGAATTCTAGGGATGCTCTCAATTTCTCATCCTCTATATCATCCATAACAGCATTATTCACTATCCACTCAGCAGTTGCAGGTTCCACATAATTTTCTTCTTCTTCTTCTTCTTCAGTTGTTCCAGTTACACAGTAGCCACATTTTACAGTGACGGTAATTTCAGTAGCATCATGTTCATATTCGGAATGGTACATTCCATAAGTCACATAATTTCCACAATCTACGCATTCTGCTTCTCTCCATGTCATGATATACGTCTAAACAATCTACCTATAGGGTAGACGTTCCGTTACTCAAAGTTATCCTACCATATGGTATTGCTTTGGAATACCTTATCATATACTTAATTATAAGTTAATAGTATGAGAAAAATAACGGCTGACGCATGCGAAGCATTTGAAAATGCATGGAACTTCAAAAAAAGCAATACCGAAGTGATAAGATATAATCCTCTAAATGTAGAAATGAAATTATTCGGTAATTTGATAGCCTACAGTGACCCAACTGGGACATATATTTCAAATGGTGGCGTACCAATGACAAACACAACAAAAGAAAGATTAAACGGCTTAACGGGCGTTAACATCTATCAAACGAACTTTCAAGTGTTTTTGAATAATGAGGCTTGGAATGGCGATTGGATAAAAATCGCAGACTAAAGAGGATATTCCTCGCCCTTCGGGGTTGATACCAAAGTTATCAACCATATGGTTGGCTTTGTTAACCTTACAGATATATCAAATAAGCAACTCTCTTATGCTTCAAAGGAGTAACAAACAAGACACAACCCAAAACAGGAGTTGAAAAATATGAAAATAGAAAATTGGAATGTAAATGCAAACAAGGTTAGAGTTTGGGCAGAAGCCCAAGATGAAGAAGACCCTCAAGTTAAAGCGATTATGCTTTCTCTTGGATTAGGAGACTCTGCACCTAATGATGAGATGAGAAGTACCTATTGGACAGCAATTCGTTCAATCGGCGGTAACATGGATGGTTTTCCATCTGCCCGCAAAGGAAGAGAATCTTCATTATCAGACGAGCAACAAATTGTTGTCGATGGTGTAGAGCAAGCCGTTATGAATGTTTTTGCGGGAATCCCTACTGAATCTCACGACTTACTACTTTCCGTAATTGTTCCTCACGGTAGGACTGGCGGCGTATATGCTGATTGGTCTGCTCTGGTCAATTCAATGAAGAAAAACGCACACAACTACATGTTGAAATCCATTAAGGAAAACCGATGGGATGGTTTGGCACTAGAAGATGGTGTTCCACAAATCACCCCTACCCCCACAAAGGCCGATGAGGTGGCCGACGAAGCGTGATTGAGTTTGTTACTCCTTTGTTGCGCCTTTGCGCTTCATTGGGGTAAAGCAAAGCATTACCATATGGTAAGAATGCTTTGCATTCGCACCCTAAGTACCAAAACCTACTGGCTTTACTGTGGTGAAACGATGCCAATAACGTATGTAAGAACGATGAAAATAAAATATGCAAGAAGTAAGATAACCGATTTAGAAATGGCTAAATTATGTGAAACCCTACAACATAGAGGTTTGAATGTAGTAGATTGGGGAATTGGTGATGAGATTACTCATTATGGAAAGATAACAAGTACTAAAGAAACAAAACTTTACACTATAGTAAATAGCCGAAACAAAGTAGTCTTTGGAGACAAATTTATGTCAATTAGAGACGATGTATTTAATCAAATTTCAAAAGTGTATAAGGTATCTAAGTCCTCTTATGTTGATACAGTCACTAGAACCGAATGGGTTGACCCCGTTGGCCAGAGATTAAGTTTGAAAGATTCTGATGCCATGATTAAAACAGACTATCATCGCAATTATGCTTATCATAATGATGTTAATATGATAGTGCATTATTTCAACACCTATAATGGAATTGGAATTGTTTTTGAAATTACTTGGGAAACCGACAAAATACAGAGAAAAGAAGCCATTGAACAAATGGTCGTTAACACCCCTTTACGTGATATGGGTAGAATACAATCTATCTTTGAAGGTGCTTTAGCGCACTATACCGAGGTTGATGAGCATCCGGTGATTGATTGTCACTTTGATGCTAAAACCGAAAGCCGTAGCGAATGCACTCCAGATGTAATTAAACTTGTTAGGGAGGCCAGAAACCGATGACCTACAAGATAATTAGGTTCCGTTTTAATGGAACAAATCGAGTAATCAAAAGAGGCTTATCGCTTGAAGAAGCACAAGCCCACTGTAGCAGAGATGATACAAGAGGAGATGGTTGGTTTGACGGATATAATGAAGAATAGAATGGTTTATGCGGAATACATAACCAAGCAATGTGGAGAATACAATCACAAGTTTGAATTGAAATCTTGTGTTATTTGTAAGGAGAGAAATGATGGGATTAATGCAGCCACAGTTTAAGGATTTTTTCCTTAAGCCCCGTAAGTCCTATATGGCAGGGTAATGCAAAGCATTACCATATGGTGTGGCTTTGTTATGAACTTTCACCCCGATATAATACCTAAAGGAACGGATTAGCATGGAGGATAATGATATTACCGTAAATAATGGAAGCGAAACGAACAGTAGCATAATACTACATGTTTGTAGAACAGGAAAGAAAGAGCAATACTATACCTTGTATTGTGAGAGCCTAGTGGTTAGAAAATACATGTATAACCATCATTGCTACTACATGAAGAATTTGGCCCATACAAAGGAAAAGGCGATGGCAAAGGCTCAAGTCGAAAAAGCGAATTTTATCGCATCAAACTTTTGGCATACTGTCGAAATACAGTACCATGACTCGCCAAGAATGGTTTATGAGAAAATGACGGCTTTTGGTACTGAATTCAAAACATCCAGAAAAGGCACTACAATGTGGGCATATGCATCACCTGAGTTTTGGGAGAATTGGAAAACAAGCAAGCAAGAAATCAAAGACGCTGGCTTTTGGGTCAAGAAGTTTGATGATGGTTGGAGAGTATTTGTTAGGAGAGATGCTGAGTTCGACCATCGTTGAAATGGCTGCAAAAAACCGTATATCGGTTTTCCTCGTCTGGGGTTTATCGGACAAAGCCGAACCATATGGTTTTGGCTTAGTTAATAAGTATCAATTAGCACTCATGCTCTTATTTATGTTATTCATCATAAGTCCTTGTAATTGAACTTTTAACAGTTGCGTAAAGCGTTCTATAGAAAATTACATCTTCATATGAGAACGGAGCCTATGTCTCTAATTGATACTTATTAACAATAGTTTCTCAATAACACAACCATATGGCTTTGTTTTCTAAAATTTTTATTTGTTAACATTTAAACAAACTGGCTTTAAATGTGGTACTTTTGACCTCCGATGGGCTTATAATCTATATTTAATTGGGCTTTAACGATACAATATGTCGGCAGAGCAACAAGCCTTACAACATTTAAATGAGATATTCAAAGATATTAAAGAAACTTTACAAGAAGTTCAAAAGAATAAAAGAGATGCTCGTCAATTAACTGAACAAGAAGAGGCCGTACTGAAGAATATAGTAGGCAAAATTAAACAAGTTAGAAGCAATTTAAATGATTACTTAAAGTCTTTTAGAGTTCAAACTAGACTTGATGAATTTAATTAAAACGGGCCAAATTAAATAGTTTAAAGCAGCAGATTTAAATGAACAAGTTTTTATCCTGTTTATAACTTTTATAAGATTTAAAGCAGGGCGCAAGTCCCGAATAAATTCCGCCACATTTTTTGAGGTTTTTTCCTTTCTTTTGATAAAGCATTTATACTTAGAATCTATCGGATTGGATAAAGTGGGTATTCCAAAAAAATTCCGCCACAAAAATTTTGAGAAAATTAAGGTGATTAAAATGTCAGAAATTAGAAGGATTATGGCTTATGGAAATAATAGTTTATCTAAACTATTGGATAAAATAGGCATGGGGTCTAAAGGCGTGATAAAAGCCACCACTACTTTTGCCAATAAAATGATTGAGGATATGTCTAGAAAAGAAACTTCTGAATCGGAAGGAATTAAAACAAGCGACCAAATTAAGGGAACTTCGCTAATCTTAACTTCTATTATATATGAAGGATTTGAGGCATACAAAAGATTAGACGTTAAAGAAAGTATGAAAGAACAATTAGCGCTAATAGATTTAGATTCTGAAACTGCACCAGAAGGTATTATCCCCGATAATGTTCTTGTGTCTACTATCAATAAGGCATTTAGCGAAATAGTAAAAGAATTTAAAGCAGATAATATTGATGCTAAGTCTTTGTCTTACTTGTTACCAAGCATGATGTCAGAAGAAGGTAGAAATTATGCAACTTGGATGTTGCTACTAATTACTTCATATTTCGCAAGAGCAGAAGAAGCAGATGCTATTACAGAAGCAGACAAAAGAGAAGAAAGAACTTCTATTCCTGTTCCCGATGAGGATGATTTTTCTGATGAGTTTCAAGAGTTAAATAAGGCATGGTTTAATCTACTAAGGAAGTGATTACATTGTCTTGGTTTTTAGTTCTTAAAAATCAAGATTTAGTGAACACTACTTTAGGAGCGACTATGGATTGGGAAAATGAAGTAGTGCCGGAAGAAAAGAAAGACTGTAAGAAAAAATTACTAGGGCTTGCTAAATATTTGTCTAATTTTGAGATACCTTTTGGCAACGCTAAACCCGAATCCAAAGAATACACCACCGAAACATTTGTGTTTAGAAATAGAGGAAGTCAAAAGGAGAGGGGAGAGGGCCATATAATGGTAGAATTAGATATTGATGATATAGGAATTTTTGATGAAGAAATGGTTTGCCTATTTAATGAAAAAATTATAGAAGTTATTCAAGCATTTATAGCAAAATCAAGTCTAAGAAATACAATTGATTTAGGCGAAAACATATTGAGAACTCATCATATGCAAAGTGCTGATTTTGGCTATCAGAGATGTCGTGCTGTTTTAGCAAACAAGGTTAAGCCAGTCGAAGATTTGTTAGTTTTTAGGTTAAGGTATATACCAGATACAACACAGGAAAATAAAGATAAGTTAACAAGAATGTTAACTAGAATAGTCGAGATATTAAACTAATGAAGGTGTTATAATGTGGTTTGATATTTTAAAAAATCAAGAGTTAACAACTTCTCAATTAGGTGGAACTTTAGATTGGGAAAATCCAGCGATTCCCGAAGAAGAGGATGATAAATGCAGAAAAATAATAATGGCTATGATAGATAGGGCAAATGAGATGAAGCAAAAATATCCAGAATTCGACTATGATTTTACCAATTTTCGGATTGGCCCTAGTGCCGGAAAAAGTGTGGGCGAAGTGTCAGAAGAAAACATATGTAAAGCATTAGAGATGTTTAAAAATCTAAAAGGTGGAGATAATGATATATTAAGCGAGAAAGATTTTGATGTAGTAGTCCATAAAAATTTTAAGTATTATGGAATGCTCAAAAGAACCTCAATTGGTGTAGAGGATGATATGGGCTATTTATGGGTCATAGTTGACATTTATCTTGATGATTTAGAAGACAAAAAAGAATTAGTAAAAGAATATCAAGAACTTTGCACATATATTTTCGGAGAAGAATATTACAGTCCCGATTCTAAATTTGGGTGATACTATGTGGTGGGAAGTAATTAAGAATCAAGAGTTAGAAACTTCTCAATTAGGGGCAACTATGGACTGGGAGAATGAAGTTATTCCCGATAAGAAAGACGACGAGTGTAGAAAAATAATCATGGGAATGATAGACAGAGCAAAAAGATATGAAGGTTTGTCGCATGCTTTTATAACCGTCGTTCCGCTAGGAATGAGTGGGACTGTATCAGAAGAAAGTATATGTAAAGCATTAGAGATATTTAAAAATTTAAAAAACGGAAAGATAGAAGAAACTACAGAGTCGGGCGCAGATATTGATATTTTTAAAAATCATAGTTATTCAGAACAAATGATTGACGATTATCGGGGTAAGGTTGTGTTAAGTGGAATACAGATAATAGATTGGGATAACCCAAATATCACACCAAGCACCATAAAAATAATAGTCGCTCTGAAAGCAGAGGTAAGAAAAGATAAAAAACTATTAGAGGATGAATATCAAAAGGTTTGTGAATATATTTTTGAAGAATATTACAATACAGATTTTAAAATTGAGTGATACTATGTGGCGACTAATATTGAAAAATCAAGAATTGGCCACCACTTCTTTAGGCGGCACTTTAGATTGGGAAAATGAGGCCATACCAGACGAAAGAGATGATGATTGCAAAAAGTGGCTGAAAGGACTATATGACTTGATAAACAAATATGCAGATATTGGTAACAAAGATATGTACGGCGAAAATATATTTCAATCAGATAGAATTTCAGAAAATTTGGCTTGCGCTATTAAAGACTATTATACTGAAGCGAGCGATATTAATACAGAAGGGGTTGAGCCGATTAAATCTGAATTAGAGCCTTTCTTAAAGAAGCATGGAGTTGATAAAGATGAATTTTCTTCTATGGTATTTGGGAATGCTACGAACCATTTTGAAATTATTATGGCAATTGAGGATAAGCACAATGAATTAATATTACTTGCAGACGTTTCTTTTTACTCTACTGAGGGGCCATTTAAGGAAGCGTTTGAATTAATAAAAAGAGACACAGGTAAAGTTAAACTTACGCAGACACCTATAAGTCAGGATGCTGCCTTAGTAATAGAGGAAGTTTTTGGTGGATTACATAAGGAAACCAAAAGATTATGTTCTTTTGTTGAAGAGTATGCTAAATACATAAATAGGGTAGAAGTTATAGAAGAGTTTATAGATTTCTATGCCGATAGATGGCTTTACATAATGTCCAAAAATTACAGATTTAAAGAAAAGTCCTTAAAAAAACCTACTGCGATTGAGCAATTTAAAATTCTAATTAGAAACTATTTCTAAATAAAAAATACTAATAAGAAGAACCCTTTATACTACATCAAGGTGAGCAGTATGTCATGGAAAGAAATACTGAAAACAGAAGAGAAAGCCCATTGTGGGACGGAAAAATTAGAAGATGATGACCCCTTTGAAAAGAAACTTGTGGGTAATCAAAAGAAAATTGATGCGAACAAGGATGGCAAAATTACTGGCGAAGACTTCAAACAGTTGAGAGAAAAGAAAAGCAAGAAGCGTAGTGCCTTTACTTCTGAGGATTAATTATGACTAGATGCCTTTTACTCGATGCTTGGTTTGACCATCAATCAAAAAAATTAGATGCGGAAGAGAAGAAGCAAAAGAAGGATTTGATTACAGGGGAAAAGAAATGAATTGGAAAGAGGTTCTGAAATTTTGTGAATATCACAGAAATCCACCAGAACCTATTCCTGCAAAAGAAGAAGAAAAGATGGTAGGGGCAGTAACAACAACTTCCCCATCTTCTGTTAAAGGTAAATTATTCAACATCTCACATGGTAAAAGGAGGAAGAAACATGGTAAAGAAAAAGAAACAGAATATTGATGGTAATACCTTTGTGCAAGATTTTGATAATCTAAAGTTCGTTCAAGAATATACTGAATGGAAAGAGAACTGTTTGAGCATCAGTGGAGAAAGCATTGGTGTCAAGAATATTCCCACACTTTGGGATTTTCTAATCGTGCATGTATTTGAGAATATTCGTGATGGTTCAAAAAATAAGGGTAGAGATGGTGAAGGTGCTATTGAAGCATTAGAGGCTATTGAAAAAATTATACAGGAGAGAGTCTTAACTCCAATAGACATTCTTAAGATAAAAAAATTAGCAACTACTCTTAAGAATTTACAAACTGATGATGGGCTTAATCCAAAAGACATTTTATTTACCGAAAAAACTTATGATAAATCTGGACAAGTTTCTGGAAAACTAGAAAGATATGGTCACTATCGAACAGACGAATATGTAAAAAGAAGAAAAGCCGCAGGTAAAGATGATGGCCTTGAAGCCGTTCCTTCTGGTTGGTATTCGGGAACTGGCAATCCGCCATTTTTTGCTTTATTTGGTGGCAATACTACATATGCAAAGCCAAGAGGTCTTGTAGAAATTATGGAAGGTGTTTCTGATACTTTGGGTAAAAAGGGTGAAGGAGTCAAAATTAAAGATTTAGAACTTGTTGAAGCAAAGGGAAGAAATATCGTTGATAGGATGTCTGGAATCCGAGGGATTGAAAGGTATTTTGACCAAGTAATAAAGAAGCCAGAATTTTGGAATGAAGGTGGGAGATTATTAGTTTCTAAGTTGAACAAGGATTTTATGACTCAAGAGTTTAAAGTGACTCCAAGAGAGCAAAGCATTGTTAGAAATTTAGCAGGTTTGGGAACAGGGAAAGATTCTGTTGCTGGAACTATTATGAATTTTAGAGTAAAACAGGCTACTGCTTTACCTGTTATTGATTTAGTAAACGCTGCCCTTGTTAGGGCAGGAACTAAAAAAGCCCCTAATGGATATAGAGCGTGGCAAAATTCTAGAAGGGGGGGCTTTGACTATAGGAAAACTCGACGAGAAAAATTCGGTGAGGATGCAGAAGGGAATCCAAAGGCAAAAGTGATTTCTAAAAGTTGGCAATCACATCTTTGGAGGTGATTACTTTGGTCACTAGAAAACGATGTGGTCTTTGCCAAAGTGAAAATAGAAATGAGTTAGAAACGGCTTTGGAAACTCGCCAAATAACTTGTGATGAAATGGATTTGGCTAATGGTTGGAGAAGTGGAACTGCGGCTCAACACCAAAGAAACCACATGGGCGATTTTGAAATGAGTTCAAATCCTAAATGTAATCTATGCACAGACCCAATGAGAAAGCATTATGAAAAGGCTATTCACAGTGGGGATATTCAAAGTGGTGCAGTTGCCGAAGCACTGAATACTACAAAGCAACAAATTCAAAGACATATGAAACATCATCTTACTCCCATTGTTCAAGAGAGTGCGGCTATGATGATAGCCCAAAAAGAAATCAGTGAAGTTGATTTGCTTTCTAACAATGTGCAAAAGTTAGATACAAGATTAGAGCAAGTGTTTAACGAATTAGGAAATGACTTAGACCCTAAGATGATTGATGCACTAACTAAGTTAGCAAGAGAAATTAGAGAGTCGCTAAAGTATCTCATGGAGTTTAAGGGTAAGTTAGTTCACAAGAGACAAGATACAATTATTGTTGCACAGATGCAAGTTGTTCAAGAAGTATTAGCACAGAACAATCCTGAGATTTGGTTAGAGATTAAGAGTAAAATGCAGGAAAGATTACAATGAACAACCACCCTACTTACCAACATTGGTTTAATATTTTTAAAGTTCAACCTACTCAAGCACTTACTCTATTAACCACTCTTTTTAGTGAAAGAGATACAGAAGAGTTAGTAGAAAATCTAAAAACAAAACCTCCTAACAATAGATTAAAAGGTGTTTTATCTAGAATTAAAGGAGGACAACTTACAGTTGAAGATTTAATGGCTGAATTGCCAAATCCAGCAGTTACAAAAGAAGAAATTGAAGCAAGATTAGGAAAGGTAATGGCATCTGCTAAATTTGAAACACTGGCTTCGTTAGGAGAATTGTTGGATGAAGCAATTTCGATAAAAATGAAGATAGGCGACCCAAATTACACGGCCAGCGTAGAAGAAATTAAAAGATTACAAGAATTAATTACAAAAATTATTGATTCTTCTCAAAAATCCCCTCAAAAACTTCGTAAAGATAAGGCAATTAGGGCAAAATTAAATTATTTCAATAGAGTCATTAGGCCAAGAGAAAAATATACTATCACTTTTGAAAAAATTCCAGAAAATCGCCAAGAATTTGATAAAAAAGTAAAAAATGCAGAAAAAATTGTAGTCAAAGAAGAGAACATTGATGGAAAAAATGTAAAAACCTACTTAGGAAGCACGAAAGGAGACAAATTTGTAACAGTTTTTGATACTCAAAGTGAATTTTTGGAATTTTTAACAAAAAATCCTGACAAAAGGCAACAAATCAATGAATCTATTGGTGAATTTGCGAAAATCACTCGTTCAGTAACAAGAAAAAAGAAGAAAAAGACTCGTCAAAGAGAACTTAGCAAAGAAAGGTTAGAAGAATTGACGGCTAGAAACGTAGTTTTTGAAACCACTAAGATTACTGACTTTGAGGGGGTGCAAAAATACCTAGATGCCATAGAACAAGTCCCTTATTCTATACTTAATTTTATTCCAAGCACACTAGAAAAGGGGAAGGTAGATGGAATATACAATGCGACAACCGAATTACCCCCAAATTTCTTTTTGACTAGAAAATCAGTTCAAGAGGGAGGAGGAAAGGGAGTTAAAAGTTTAATACTAAATCCTTATGCTACAGTTTTGTTAAGGGCTACTTACAGTGAAGGAAATGAACAATGGTTTAAGGATTATTTTCAAGATGTTACGAAATCACAAATCATAGGCGAAAGTTTAGCAGAACTTATTGTTTATGATGACTTATATGATATGTTACAATTAAATAAACCAAGTAGTTATGGTTTTGATAGAGACAGATTTGGAAGTATAACTCTTTCAAAAGATAGAGAAAAATCTAGGAAGAAATTAAAGGAAATTGTTAATGCTGATTCTACTCTCAGAAGAGAAGTAAGTGCAAGAACAACTCCATTGACAGAAAATATGTTTAATTATCTTAAGACAGATTTTACTCTAGGTGAAGCCAAGAAAATAGAAGAACTTTGGGATGACGATTTGGATATTGAATATGGTGAGTTGGAAACACAGTATAGAAACTCTAAGGGAGAAATTGATAAGAAAGATTTTGCTTCTTATGCTACTTTACTTGTAGATGGTAGGGCAGTTAATCCACAACAAATAAAAGAAATGTTAGAAGGAGAAGAAAAAGAAGCACCGATGGTAAAGATTAGAGAATTAATAGAGGTTGCTTCCCAACATGAAAGTATTGGCAATAAATTTGTTTCCTATGTTTTATCTCTATCACCCGAAGAATTGATGGCAATAGTTAGAATATCAGCAGATGCCTCTTCTAACTTTAGTGATAAATTAAACCCTAAAAACAGTTTAATTTTCTTATCAACTATAAGTGAGAGACTTTTAGGAGAGTATAAAAACTTCGTTTCTGATGCTTTTGAAAAAGTAGCGCAAGAAGAAAGCCTAGAAAAGAAACAGGCTATTCTTAATGAATTGAACGAAAATATGCCAAAGTTCCTAAATTATCTTAAGAAAGCAGTATTTGGTTCCTTTCAAGCAGAGTTAGATGACTTTGCCGTAAACTACGTGCAAACAGTGGCAAGAACACCAGATAAGATAATTAGAGCAATTGATTCGTTTAAACAAAAGGGACTATTGAAGGGTGATTGATATGGATTATAGAACAGAAATTAAAAATTTAATTGAATCAGTAGATTCTGATGCTCCAGCCTTTAGGCAAAAAAAGAGAGAATTGAGAGAAAAATATAGGAATTTTTTACAAGAACAAACAGATGATAAAGGCAACAAACTAACGGACAAAGAAATAAAGGCTAAATTGATGCAAATGGGTAAAGACTTTAGAGAACTATCAGCAACTCAAGAAGTTCAATCTGGTGCGATTGTTTTAAACCCAATATTAAGAATGAGAATTACCGATGAGTTTGGAGTAGAATATGGAATAGATTCCCTACTAAATACTAAATTAGGTAAAATAAATGTTGGTGGTGATAGTGCAGAAATACGCACCGATGCGTTTATGAAGAATATAAAAAATTATGCTAAGACTTTGCCAGAAAATCAATCGGTTAATTTGCTTAGTAATATAAAAAGAATCAAGGCGGCAGCCACTAGACAAAGTAAAAAGAAAGAAAAGGTAGTTAGAGGTAAGATGATAGATGTAAATATTAGGAAATATCTTGGGGCTACTGATTTATCTAAGGCATCAACTAGAGTAGATATTTACGATTTTTGGGGTGAAGTCGCTAAGAAATATAAGAAATTTGAAAAGACTTTAAAGAATTTTTTTGATAAAGCACTTACTTTTGATATTTCTGAAGGGGAAGAAAAAATCACAGAAGTTGAAAGAAATAAAATAAATAGAGAGTTTACTTCTGAGTTAAGAAAAATACAACAAAAATATGCCGATATGAATTTAGAATATATTGCTAACTTTACAAAGGTGGATGTTCCTGTTGAGAAAGACCCTAAAAAGAGATTATTACAAGCCTTAGATAGACTTGTTGAAGCCCAACAGTTAACTCAATTAAAAAGACCTAAAGATGCGCCTACAGAAGATGAACCTGATGAAAGCCAAAGAAGTTGGGAAGCAGCATATATGGCAGAACAAGAAGAAAGAACGGGATATGGTGGTCAAGAAATAGAGATAGGAATTGCTGATGAAGAAGGGGAAGAGGAACTAAAGACCAAATACGATGTGTATTCTCTAGAAAACGCATACAAAGTTCCTGTTGACCCCTTACTAGCGTATGAAGTAATGAAAAATGTGAAACTCCTTGCTTTCACAGAAGAGAGTAGGGCCGTTCTTAGAGAGGCTTTGGATAGTCTTAGAGATGAAGAGACGGATTTAGATTTTAGAACAGATTTAACAGAATTGATTAATCAACTTAAAGATACTTTAGTTCTTGAACAAGATAATTATTTTTTACCAATTTCAGTTATTAAAAACAATGATTTCAAAACTTTTGCTAGATTTTCAAAATTAACTTCTGCTCTTAATAACCAGAACATGGAAGTAGACATTTTAGAAACTCTAAACGAATTATTTAATGATATTGAAGACGTAATAACTGATGAAAAATTTGCCTTTGCTATGGGAGTAAGGGCCAGTGGTAGAGTAGGCATAGGAGGAAAGCCATTAGGATATGATGAAAGAAAAGAGGCTAGAGGAGGGCCAATGCAAAGTATGGTTTATGAAACTATGAGAATAAGTCCCACACAAGGAGGCAAGAGAGGAAAGTTGAGAAACTTAAGAGAGAAAGTTATGACTCCTTTGAAAGAACTACTACAAGCATACAATGAATATTACATTGAGCCTCTTTACGCTGGCCGTCTTCCTATTGAAGTACCAAGATATGCCACTGGAAGAGGGGCAAAGGTTCTTACTATTTTACTAAAAGATTTAGGTGGAATAAGCGTTACTTCTGATGTATATGAAATGTTAGCGACAACAGAAAGAGCAACCTTGAGTGTTCAAACTATGCGAGATTTGGCTAATTTCTTAGTTAAATTACAAAGCCCAAATATTAGAGTTGATGATGCATTAATATCATTAGCAGAAGACGCTAGTGTCGCACTTACAGATATTTTTGGAGCAGAAGAAAAGAATCGTAATTATGTTAGTGCGGTGTTAATGCATTTCATGGAAGAAACAGGAGACATGGATAAAGCAAGAGAACAATTTTATGGTAAATCAATAAGAGTAAGGGCAAATGCATTTGAAAGAGACTATAAGAAAAGAAAATCCTTTCCCATTTTTGCCCTACCGCAGTTCATTGATTCTAATCAATCTTTATTGACTAAAGATAATAAAAGAAAGGAACAATACAAAAGACTCAGAGGAGTTTTGGATGAAGTCGAAGATGATTTGCCATTAGAACTTACTAAGTTACTAAAGGCTCATGATGCGATTAGAAAAGCATTAGGAAAACCAGTCTTTTATGGATTTATGCCAATATCATATTATTCAATTGAGAAAATGGTAGATTATCTTTATAAAAACAAACAGGTTGATTTGAGCCACTTGGAGATAGGCAATATTGTAAAATCCTTTGATTCCCATAAAAATATTTCAAAAGAGTACGGTATTACAGAAGAAAGTGTCTATTTAATTAAAGCAAACTTTAGGTGATAATGATGGAAGATATATTAAAAAGAATGTCATATGATGAAAATGCTGCTAGAGATGCTTTCACTATGTTGAATTTAGGAGATAAGTTTATTTTGAATTTTAATGTATATGAGGATTTTGTTGAAAACTTTATTTCAAAATTGAAAACCCCCGCAGAAAAAACTTCGATTAGAAGAAAATTTAACACTCTTAAGCCTAAGATGGATAGGAAAATAAAACTTTATTTCAAAAAGGTCGCAAAAGAAATGGGCTATTTTGAAATAAAACCGGATGTATTTGATAGGTCTTTAGGCCAATTCAAAAAATCTTGGGAAGAGATATTAAAAAGAAAATCAGGAAGAAGGGGACAAAAAGCCCGTAAAAAGCGTAAGAAAAAGAAGGCTAAATATAAAGCCCCTGCCGGAGTATATACTCAACCAAAACTAAGGGAAAGAATACACGCAACTTTACTTAATCAAAATACTCATGGAACTGCCGCAGGTGAATGGTCTGCTCGTAAATCTCAAGAACTGAATAGAAGATATCAAAAGGCAGGTGGCGGATTTGTCAATAAAAAATAATTGGAAAAATGTTCTCAAAGGATTAACTGAGGAACAAAAAGATATGGTTGAGTGGAGTAAAGAAGAGTGGGAGCCACTTACTACAGAGGGAGGAAGACTTGCCCCTAAAGCAGTAAAGGATGCTCTTACCCCTCAACAAAGAGCATATGAAAGTCGGAAAAAAAGAGAAGGCACTAAAAAAGGAAGGCAGCATGTTCCTAGAAGCAAAGCAGCAAAAAAAGTTTATCGCAGAGTAGAAGGAAGATGAGTGGTAATTCAGAAATGCGCTATTTTAGGTGATTGTTATGTGGCAACAAATCCTAAAGAAAGATATGTCTTACTGCGTTTGTAGTGGGCCAAATAAAACTAAAGGATTTACTTGTAAAGCGCATTGTCGTAGTAAAGAAATGAAAAAGGCTGACCCAAAAAAAGGAACAGGTAAAAAACCAAAAGGTTCAGCAAGAAGATTATACACAGATGAGAATCCAAAAGATACTGTTCCTGTAAAATTCAGAACTGCAAAAGATGTAAGAGATACATTTTCAAGTTCAGCATTTAAGAGAAAACCTCACAAGAGGCAATCTCAAATAATTAATCTTGTTGAGCAAAGAGCAAGGGTAGCAGCAAACAGGGCTAAAGACCCCGAAGCAAAAAAGAGATTAAATGCCGCACATAAAGTAGCGTTATCAAGAAAAGAATCTAGCAAAAGAAAAACAAAGAGGATGAAAGCATGAGTTGGAAAGATATACTTAAAACGGATTTAACACCGGAAGATGAAAAAGAAATTGAGAATCTAATGCGGTTTGAAAATCTAACTAGAGAAGACGCTGAAAGAAAATACCGAAAGAAGACGGGAAAGATTCCAAAAAGAAATCCCCCCACTGGAAGAGTAGTAAAAGAGGATAAAGTGTCCAAAGAAAACATTGATATGATTCTAAGAGAAGTCAAAAAAGAAGGTGGGGCTTTAGGTATGAAAAACCTAAAAGGTTTAGAAATGGAATCTAAAGAACTTAAAGAAACTCTTGACCACATGCTAAAAGAAAAAATGCTTTTCCGCCATAAAGATGGCGACCTTTACACTCATAAACCGGAGTGATATTATGACTTGGGTAAACATTTTGAAAAGAGGAAAAGCCATTGTTTACCCTGTCTTTAATCAAGCCGTTAGAAACATCATAGAAGATATGGATGGTTTTATTGCTGACGATATTCTTAACGCAGTATTAGATGAATATATGGCACTCTTAAAAGAAGGAAAACATATGCATCCTTCGGCAATAAAACAACACGCTAGAAAAAAGGTCAAGAAAGACCTTATATCTAAAACTATAGCAAAAATTGGAACGCATTCTGCAAAGATAGACCAAAGAGAAAATAGAACAAGAAAAGTATGGAGGAGAATAAAATGAGTTGGAAAAATATAGTAAAAGATATTGCTACTCTAATACCGTTGTGGCTACGAATATTAGTAGATTATGATTTACCTGTGCAAATAGCAAGAGAATTAAATAAATACAATAATGCTTCAAAAGGGGAGAATTACAATTTATCAACAAAGTTACAAACAATTGATGCCGATACCAATAGAGGTGCTGAAATTGGTGAAATTAGTAAAAAGGTAAGAGAGATGGTAGAAAGAACTGATATTAAATCTCCGATGACAAATACTTACAGTGAAGATTTTAAACAAATGACTCCAAAAGAGTATGAAGTTATGTTTAAATATACAAGACATTTAGTAGAACAATTGTGATTAAAATGAGTTGGGAAATCATTCTAAAAGAAATGGCTTGTCCAAGAGCAACGCAAGATTTGATGCTAAACACTAAGAATAGAGATGCCGCAGTTAAAAATCCAAATATTAGATATGGGCCACTTAATCTTGAAGATAAAAAATATTGGGAAGAATACGGTAAGCGATGGAATACTACTGCTGAGGTAGCAAAGAAATCTAACTGTAGTAATTGTGTAGCGTTTGATATTAGTCCTAGAATGGAAGATTGTATGCCCTTGGAACTAGATGATGATGGTCGTTTAGGTTATTGTTGGATGCACCATTTCAAATGCCATTCAGCAAGAACTTGTTATACTTGGGCTAAGGGTGGCCCAATCACTGATGATAAGAGGTCAAAAGAAAATCAAATGAGGGGAAAACAGTGACCGAGTGGAAAGAAATCTTAAAATTTGAAAGACGATTTAAAAAAGTCGTGAGAAATAAAAAGACAGGTAGAACTAAGACTGTTAAATATGGTCAAGCAGGAAAAGCCAAAGATGGTAAAGATAGAATTAGACCAAGCACAGAGAAGGGAGATTCTTACTGTGCTAGAAGTATGGGGATAAAAAGAAGGCTACCTAAAAAGAAAAGAAATGACCCTAATACCCCTAATAACTTAAGTCGTAAAAAGTGGAAATGTCGTGGCACTAAATCAATGAGGTAATCAATATGTGGAAGGATATTCTAAAGGTAGATAATATCATATTTGATAAAGACCAACCTCCTGCCTTTTACAATCCTCACTCTAAAGAAATAACTTTGAATTTAACAAATATGCCATCCAAAGGCAAAACCGATGAGGAAATTATACTTGATTTAGAAGAGGTAATTATTCATGAATCTGCTCATAAAGCAACTTCATCAGAAATTAAGCATTTAACTGAAAAATTTGTAGGCGAGTTCGCAGATACCTTTGTGTCTATGGTCAATGAAGGTCTTGAGACTGGAGAAATAGATGCAAGTAAATTGTCTAATGTAGTTTCTAAGTTGCTTGAAATTGTAAGTTTAGATGAAGCCTATGCTTATAGCACTGGAGCCACTGTAAGACGAATACCTCTCATGAACATTATTGAATCAAGTGTTGTTGGAATAGAAGAAAATCTAATAAATAAATTAATAAGAGATATAATGCAACAAATCATTCAATTGTATTCTCCCGATGACACGATGGCAATATTAGAGGCTTTAGAACGACTAAAGAGAAATTTACTAAGAAAAATGGCAAGTAAGGTATCTTCTCTAGAATTTACAGTTAAGCAATTCGTTGCAGATATGAATAAATTAACCCCCGATGAAATTAGTGATTATATGATAAAAACATCGAAGAAAATAGGCATGGTGTAAAGGTGAGATTATGCCAAGGGTTTTAGGACAAATATTTACTTTTGATGAGATGAAATCTCGTTGGGATAGTGATAATCCAGAAAACCCCTATGTTCGTTCATCCACTGTTCCCGATTGGTATGATTTAGATAAATGGATTATTAGAGTAGATGACAATGACAAAACAGTTTCTACTACTGCTTGGAGAGTAGCACCAGAGTATGTTTTATTGGGCGGAACTCAAAAAATTCCCAATAGTGGAAAAGGACATTTTAAGGATTTAAAAAATAAAAGAAACAAATTATTGTCTAAGGATAGACCTTGGATAGCCGCATATACTAACGCCCCTAGATGGCTAAATACCGTTACTAGCGAAGGTGTGCAAATATATAATGAACAATATGGCGGAATAGATGAAGATATATTAAGAAGTTTACCTGAAGATATTATAAATAAAATGAAATCTTCTTATCCCGACGGAAATTGGGGTGTTTATCCAGCAACCGTTAATGTAGAAAAGGCATTTGAAAAATCTTGGTGGCGCACTTTACCCGATAACCGTTTAAAGAAATCTTGGAGAGATATTTTAAAAGTAGATGAGTTTGTTTTTCGGCCAGAAGATAAAGCAGCAGGTTGGTATCAAGGGGGAAAGGTAACAGTAAATTTAGCGGGGAATGCTGATAAGTTAGAATCTGAAATAGTAGAAGATGTAATAGAAACAATAATACATGAATATAGCCATAAAGCAACAAGTTCAGAAATTAAGCCACTTGTTGAGAAACATATATCAAAAGCATTTGACTTATTAAATGAGTATATAGAAAACTCTCCGAGTATTGTTATTAATAATAAAGACCGCATTAGAACGAATCTTCTGCGCTCAATAAAAGAGCCTTTGGTAAAGATAGGTAAAATAGATGCTTATGATGAAACTTATGCTTATATTACTTCTGCTTTTTCTAGTAGGGAAATGAATTTGAAGATTATAGAGTCTACCGAAGAATATATGAAAAATGTTTTAAATGGTTTTATGAAATATGCTATGACGATTTTAGATGAGGCAGAAGTTGATAAAGAGGTTAAGGATGGAGTTAAAAAGGATTTAGAGAATCTAAAGTCTGATGTTCTTAAAGAAGTTGAAAATTATGCTGTGAATCTAACAGTATATGGGAGGGATTTCTATATGAAAATAAACGAAGACCCATACCAACCCAATAGGGGATATACTGGTGGAAAATATATTCGTGACCTTAGAAAGAAATCATTAGAAGAATTAAAAGCCAAACAGTTAGAGAGACTTAAGTAATAGATGGGATAGATTATGGACTTAGACTTGTTTAATCTTGAGCATCAAATGGATATGGAATTATCCAAAAATTCATTTCCTTACTTTTTTAAAAATGTCCTTGGTCTAGATTTTGCCAATCATCAACAAGAATGGCATGAACTAATGAATACTACTCAAAGAACAGTAATTATCTGTTCTAGGGGTCACGGTAAATCTGTATTTATGCATGCATGGGTAGTTTGGAATTTAGTTTTCCAGCCCCCTCCATATCAAATGTTATACATTTCTTCTAACCAAAAGCAGACTATGGTTCACATGAGAGATATTGATAAATTATTTGCTCATCCTTTACTAAAGAAATTCAAGCCAGCAAGAGGTTGGGCTATTGGTAACATTACTCTAACCAATGGTAATCAAATCTTAGAGCGTTCAGTTGGCTCTCAGATTCGTGGTCTTCACCCACAAGAAATTGTTATTGACGACCCTTTGAAAGAATTTAGTGTAAGTGGTATTCAAAAAGTTACAGATTGGTTTTATGGCGACATGATTCCTACGCTTCACCATACTGCTTCTTTGAGAGTTATCGGAACTCCATTTAGTTATACAGATATTTATCAACAACTTTCTGAAAATCAAGCCTATACAGTTAGAACCTATCCTTGTCTTAATGCTTTAAATGAACCACTTTGGCCAGATAGGTGGAACTATGAGGCGTTGATGGAAAGAAAGGCTGAGATAGGCTCTCTTAAATTTACTAGAGAATATATGTGTGTGCCTATTTCAACTGGAACTTCTCTCTTTAATCCTGAACATTTAGACAGTGCTAAGAATAAAGATTTGGTATTAAAGCCCCAAAAAAGAGAGGGAATGAAATACTTTGTAGGTGTTGACCCTGCTATTTCTACTGATGGCGACTACAATGTAATTACTGTAATAGAAATGGATGAAAATGAGAATAAATCAATAATTTATATTGATAGGGCAAAGAATGTAGAGTTTAGAGAAAACATACAGAAGGTAAAACTCATTGGTCAAATGTTTAGACCTGAAGTTATTCTTTTTGAAACCAATACCTTTGCCAAATCATTTACACAAGAACTTCGCCAAGTGGCTGATTTGAATGTTCATGATTTCAACACCACTCGCAGAAAAAAGCAAGAAATAATACTTAATTTGCAGATGACGTTAGAAAACAATAAAATGCATTTTCCTTATGGGAATGAAGAGAGCCGCAGAGTTACTTCGGCTTTGATTGAGGAATTGTCTATGTTTGCTATTACTGAAAGAGGTAAATTTGAGGGGGTAGGGGCGCACGACGATATGGTTATGAGTTTGGCTTTAGCAAATGCCGCTACTTACCAAGCCACAGATAACTTCATACTTCTAGATGATATGGGCCTGTTCGATGATAATCCAAGAAGGGCAAATACTAACTTTGGATTAGGATTAAATTTTTGAGGAGTAAATATGCCTACTGCTGAACAATACAGAGAAGCCTCTACTCAAATGTCTCGTCTTGCTGAGTTAGAACAAGAAGAGGAAGAGGCAAAAGAAAGTGTTCAGCAGGAATTAGATATTGAACTAAAATTTGACTTTGGAGAAGTATTATCGGAGTATGACGAAATTAATAAGATTTCAAATACATACAATGTTAATGCTAGTAAAGCAAGAGATATGTTGAATTCATTTCCTAAAGAATACACAGTTGAGGATAATAGTATTCCAGACTTGATAAAAACTATGAGAAAAACTCGTAGAGAATTAAAGGGAGAACAAAGAGATAAAATGTCAAAGGCCATTGATACTATGATTGATGCATATAGTGACCATTTGTATAAGTGCATTGATGCTATTTACTGGCTATCTCCCTATAAATCAACTCTATTGAAAATGAGATTCAATGAAAAAGACCTACATAAATTACATAAAATGAAAGATTTATCTTCTCGAAGAAAAGTTGTAGATGCTTTGTGTAAATATTGGGAAGCAGAACTCGAACAAAAAGATATGGCCTACGGTAAAGAATATGCCACGCTATCCAAAACTATGTCTTCCGCAAAAAAACAATTTAGAGATTGTATTGCTAAAGTTAGTAGTCAGTCTATTACTAAATCCAAAAAAGAAAGACAAGAGGATTTTATTATCAAAACAGTTTGCGAATTCCAAGGTATAGGTGCTAGAGAAATACATGAAAGAATGCCAAATAGTATGCATAGAACTTGTTCTCCTCATGTTATTTCTAAAATGATTAAAAAATTGGATATTGTTTCTGTAGATGGAGCCTATTACAAATTACCTAGTGAAATAAAAAAGAATATTTGGGCTTATACTGCGGCATTTATTGACTCAGATGGATATATCACTCTTGATAGAAATATGAATCCTAGAGTGGGGCTAGTTGCTACAGGAGAAAGAGGAAAAGCATTCATGCTGGAAATGCACAAATCAATTGGTTTTGGTAGGATGCATCTAGACCAAAAATCTCCACAAGATACTAGACTAATAAATAGATTAAATTTTTATTCACAATCAGATGTTAGTGAACTACTAACGAAATGCCTACCTCACTTTAGACTAAAGAAAGGAAATGCTAAACTTCTTTTAGAACTAATTCGCATGAAGAAGTCCTACAAAAAAACAGATTGGTATAAAGACCGATGTGGTGAAATTTTTAAATTAATGAAATGGGAAAATCATAAAGACCATGTTGGGTTTGATTGGGCAAAAGAAAATATAAATTTAGATGATATTCAAAAATATAAAGATAATTGTAAAGTTTCTGTAATGGATGAAATAGAACAAATTGGTGGGACTGTTCTAAAGGAGGAGTAGAGGTGGATATAGAAATCTACGAAGTCGGGCCAAGAGATGGGTTACAAAATAGTAGTTTCAAATTATCCACTGAGAATAAAGTTCACTTGGTTAAGGAGTTACATTCTGCTGGCCTTACTCAAATGGAAATCGGCTCTTTCGTTCATCCTAAGTATGTTCCTAATATGGCAGATTCCAAAGAAGTATTTTTACAAACTAAAGAAATAGCAGATTTCGATGTCTTGATTCCTAACCAAAAAGGATTTGATAATGCTAAGGAAATAGGTGCTAAGAACTTCAATGTCTTTTTTTCACCCTCTAAAGAATTTAACATGAGAAATTTGAATAGGTCTTTAAAAGAAAAATTTTCTGAGTTAGATGATATGCTAATTGAAGTAGATAGAAGTAATGTAAGAGCGTATGTGTCTTGTGCTTTCGGTTGCCCCTTTGAAGGAAAACCCAAAGAACACGTTCTAAAAGATGCTATGTTCAAAGCAGACTACTTGGCAGAAACTATTGTTTTATGCGATACTATTGGTGTTGCCCATCCTACTCAAATGCTACATACTTTAGAAATGACTAGAGGACTTGATGCAAACATAGCACTACACTTACATGAAAATAAAAATTACACTAGAGACATTTTTGACAATGTAAAGGTAGCGGCTGAATGGGGAATAGACACTTTTGATGCTAGTATTAACGGTTTGGGAGGATGCCCATTCATACCAAATAGTGGGGGAAACCTTTCTACTAACCAGTTAATTTCTTGGGCAAACAATCATGGTTATGAAACAGGAATCGAACTTGAAAACCTCAGTGAGATAACTTACTGGATTAAACGTTTTCAAGATAAAAAACTTAAGTTACCCGAAGCATTCATAATAGAAACATCTCCTGTTGCTTGATAAGGGAGGAGGTGATGCTATCGTTGAACAGAAAAGAAGATTCAGTATTACGAACTTATTTAGACGCTCTACTCCAAAACCTGCTGATAGGGAAATATACAATATTGGTATTCAAGAAAGGCAACAGAATAGCCTTATGACGGCTCCTTTACTATATCATATAGTTCAAAATTCTGTAATAACTAGGACTTGTATTACCCAACTTAAGCAAGAAATTTTTCGTAGAGGATATGTTTGGGAAAAAGCCTACGAAGCAAGATGCAAAGATTGTGGCAAAGAACATAAAAGACCAGTTATCGAATGTTCAAGATGTGAAAGCACAAATTTACAAACTCCAGATGTTAAGCAACTTCAATATGCTGAAAAATTTATAGAAGGATATGTTAACAAAGCAGAACAACTTTTCATAGATGTCCTTAGAGAATTAGAAGATGACTTGAACATAATGGATGATGCTTACATTATTTTAGTAAAAGAATACTTTATTGATGGTAATCAAAAAATAAGGATGCATCGTATTAAAGAAATCTATCGAGGCGACCCTGTAACTATGGCTATTTATTCTGATGAGTTAGGGCAAAGAGGGACAAAAGGATTTACATGTGTAAATCATAGACATATTCTTTCCACTGAACCTCATGAAATGTGTGAAGAATGCGGTAGTGCATTATATCCAGTTCATTATGTAAACCGAGTTGGAGGCAAAGACCAGCACTACTTGAAAGGAGAAGTATTGCATTTTAGCAAATATAGTCCTTCTAGATTATATGGTATGTCTCCTATTATTACTCTTTATAATCACATTACTACACTGATTGCTATGGAAAACTATGTCAACTCATCATATCAAAAAAGTCGTATGCCTAGAGGCCTACTTGCAGTTCAAACTAGAAATATGGATTCGATGCGTTCTTTTTGGCGGTCTGTTAAAGAGAAGATGGAGACTGACCCTCACTTTATTCCTGTAATGGGTATTGAAGCAGAAGGCGGTAAAGGTTCTGTTGAGTGGATTAAGTTCATGGATAGCCTAAAGGAAATGGACTATGTTTCTGTTAAAGATGATTTAAGAGATAGAATTTCTGCTTTCTTTGGAGTAAGCAAAGTGTTTATGGCCGACAATACTACAAGTGGTGGGCTAAACAATGAAGGTATGCAAATACTTGTAACTAATAGAGCAGTTCAAATGGCACAAAATGTTTACAATAATTATGTATTCCCATTCTTAATTAAACAGTTTGGCATTACTGATTGGAATCTAAAACTCCCACCAAGCGAAGAAGAAGATGAAATAGCAGTATTAAGAAAGAGAGAAATTGAAGTTAATATTGCGGCTTCTACTAAGAATTTAGGATTTGAAGTTGATATGGATGAAGATGGCCAATTTACTTTTAAGAAACCTGAACCAAAAGAACCAGAAGAAGGTAAAGAAGGGGCTAAAGAAGAAAAAGTTGAATTAGACCCCTATGCTGGAACAAATATAGACCAAAGCCAATTAGGGCAAATACAAGAACAGACTTTAAGCAAACCACAGGAGAATCCACCGGCAACTAGAAATAAACCGAGAATGAGCGTTGGGCCAGATAAAAGAATGACAGGCCTACCTAAAGAAGCAGGGAATCAAAACGTAGACACAAGAAATGAAAGGAGAGTAGGATAATGACTGAAGATTTAAAACAAAAAGAAATAAGATTAAGAAAAGAATTAGCACAAGTAAAAGCGTTAAACGCTAATGCAAGTGCAGAGGTAAAAAAGACTAGAGATTTATCTCTAGGAGGACTCCCTCCAGATACTTCTCATAAAGTTAGTCCAGCATCTAGAGATATTCCTGATGTTGTAAGTTTGCCTCCAAAAAGAAGAGGAAGAAAGGAAAATATTCCATTTTAAGGTGTTACTATGTTTTTAGAAATATCTAAAGATAAATCATTTGATACTCTTATAAAAAGAGTTTCTTTAGATGAAAATACTAAAAAACTACTAGGCACATCGAGTAGGAACGAAATTATAAAATCTTTAGTTGAAAATATGAATAGTGAAAATATCGCTATTTATAGAAAACTAATTTCAAAGGCAGAAGAAGAAGATAGAGAAGAACAAGAAGCAAGAGAGGAAGCAGAAGCGGCTTTTTCTGCCCAATTAGGAGGCCAAGGGTCTAGAGGAGAAGGAATTAGTCAAGCCGGAACCGATACTGAAGCATATGAATCAGAAGAATCAGAAGAAGTTGCTTCTAGTAAATTTGAATATAGCAGATTTAAATCTGTTAGACAAAGATATGTCACTCTAAAAAATGCACTACCAGCATTAGAACGTCTTGCGAAGGAAATAGAAATACAACCCTCTACCAAAAGCATACACACTTCCGGCTATGAATTCTTTAACGTAGATGATTATGATGGTCTTATTGGAAAAAATATGAAAAAGTCCAATACTATTATGGATGCTATGGAAATTATTTCTGAAAGTGAAAAAGGCCTACTTGACAAAACTGAGTATATTAAAAATGGAATTCTTGTTGCCATCTCTCCACCTTTAAGAGCCGATAGAGCCACAGGAAAACCTAAAAGAGTTAAAAAATTAGATGATGTTGATGTTCAAGAAATTCAAACTAGGCTATTAGAAATAATGAACAACACTTATTCTGTCGAAGGTCAAGAAGACATGACCTTTATGGATGCTTTTAAAAATATACATATTAATACCTTTAAGAAAACTCCTACTGCTAAAAGAGATACAAAATCTTATCTCTCTAGAGTGCAAAGAGCATTTAACAAAATTTCTGAAAAAGAATATGATGAAATGGGAAGCATAATGAAGGGACTACAAGAGGTACTAAAGGAACTAGAAAAACTAGGGAAGAATGATATAAGGTTAGTAGATAAAATAGCAGAATTAGAAGGCTATATGAAAAGCGATAATTTAGAAGATATGATTGCTTATACTATTAACAATCTTCTTAGTAGCCTAAAGGAAATTAAAACTACTTACTATAAAGAAACCCCTACTGCGGAAAAGAAACCTATTGGCCAATCAGTTGCTTATCGGAGAAAAGAAGACCCCACTACTGGAAAAGTCGGGCCAGAAGTAGGGGAAATTTTAGACCAAGTAGAAGAAATTTCTCAAAATAAAGAAAAATACAAGGATGAAACTATTCAAACAATACAAGAAGAATTAAGCGAAAACCAACAAAAATTAAAGGAAGTTAGAAGAGACATTAAATCTCTAATGTCTTACGTTCCATTCATTGAACAGACTATAACAATCATAAGAAAATTCAATAGGATAACCAAGCCAGATAAATCAGAACTTGCTAGATTAGAATCCATAGTTGAGACTCTAGAAGAAGATGACGAGGTAGATAATAAAGAACTTAAAAACGCTAAAGAACAAGTAGCGTTAGAGGAAAAATCCTTAGAAAGATATTTCACATTAAGAAAAAGAATAAAACAGTTTGACGCTATGATTGGCGATATTAAAGATGAGTTTAGGAATTTAAATGTTTTATTAGAGCCTATAGAGGAAGGAAATGAAAAAGCCCTTCAAGATTTAGTTAGTTCAATATCCACCATGTTTATGTTTACACAAAAAGAAAAGAGAGCAGAGGCTCAATCTATTGTAGATGAAATAAAAGATGAATCTATCTCAGAAATGAATCCAAGAAGTAGAAAAAAGAAATACAAAAAAGTTACTTCTGTATCTATGGAACAATTGGATGAAATGTTGGAAGCAGCAGATGAAGCATATGAAGTTGTGGAAAAACTAGCGGAAAAAGTAAATGAGATGGAATCTTTATTAAGTGAAATAAAAGGGTGAATAATATGACATGGGATTTTTATGGTGAAGGAAATAATTTTATTTTAAAGGAAAAGAAACAGGTTCCAAAAGAACTTTTAGATTCTTTAGATGCTAAAGGTAAAAAAAGATTAAAGAAAACATTACAGGCTGCTGAACCAACAGAATTTTTTGGTCAAGATTTTACTAAGTTAGGTGATTTAATTTCTACTCTTAAAGAATTAGATTTGATGAAATCAGATAAAAAACTCAATAAGAAAATAAAGTCTATGGATGAGAGAAACATTGATATTGTGGCTACTGCTACAAAACTCCGTAAGGAGTATGAATTGCTCTTTAGACAACTAAGAGATTTAGTTTATCCCGCAGGAAAAAAGGAGAGAAAGGAATGAGCGATAAAACCATTAATGAAGAACTACTTGAAATCATAAAGGCTTTGAGTGTTAAGATTGAGTCCTTGGAAAGAACTGTTTATTCTCAAGACAATTTGCTAATGAAGTCGGGGTATGTTGTTACCGAGACTCCCACTCCAGTAATTGATAATGTGATTGGCTCAAGTGTGGCTGATGTATCAACTATGGATTGGTCTGATATTCACAAAATGGTAGAAAATGCAGGGGGCCAATAATATGCCAGAAAGAGTAACAAAAGAAGAAAGAATTGTCAGCCTAACTATTGAAAAAGCAAGAAACGCAAAAGAATTACTGCATCAATCAATGTATGATAATAATCGTCTACCAGATGAAAAAGATGACCGTATGGAAAAAGTCAAAGTTAAGCGACCCAAGGCTGAAAAGGATAAAACCAAAATTGAGAACAATGATGGGACTCATTCTGGTTACGGTAAAGGTGGGGAAACAACAGAATTCAAAGCCTAAGTTGAAGAGGGTTTTGAATGAAGTTAAGTTCTATTGAGAAGGATAAACAACCTTCCGAAGAAATACTTCGCTTATTTGAAAGGGTTAGAGTTGCATACCTTTCTGCAAGAAATGACCCTACTGAATATGGCGGGCGTTGGAGAAAAGCCATAGAAACGATTAAACAAGTAGTAGAAGATATAGATGCTACCACTAATGAACTCAAAGACTATTTAGATTTTGATTTATTAGATATGAAAGAAAGTGGCGACCCATCTTCACTTCAAGCACAGAAAATATTCGATGGAATAAAGGCAGTTAGATATTCTTCTGATTTAGTGGAAGACCCCTTCTCTAAAAGATTCAAAGGAAAAGTCCTAGAGTCTCTATTAGGTAATCCAGAAACTATGGTAAAATTTGTTCACTATGCTCTTAGAGAAAATGATAAAACTTTACCCGAAGAAATTTATGCGATTAAAGATATGGAAATGGATGATATTACTGTAGGTCTTAAGGGGCTTGACCTAGAATCAGATGATATTGCCCTCTATATTATTGAACATTACGGGGATGGAAAAGACTCGAAAGAGGTAGAAAAGAAAGTTAAATCTGCTATGGATATGTTAGAACTATTAATGTTATCTAAATATTCTGAAGAGGACTTAGAAGACTTAAAAGAAATAGATGGGTTTAAAACTCAAAAAGAAAAAAAATCTTTAGAGATAAAAAAAGAAATAAAATCCCAAGAAGAAAAATCCCAGTCTGATTTTATTGTTCCAAATAAACCAATGTATAGAATTTTCGACATAGGTGACATTAATGAATTAAAGGGCTTTAGTGGAGAATGGTTTATTCAAGAAAAATATGATGGTATGAGAATACAATTACATAAAATAGACAATAATGTAAAGATTTATTCTTATAATAAAAAAGATATTACTGAAAAGTGTAAAGATATTGTTAAGGAATTAAAGAATAAACAATTTGGTAGTTGTATTTTAGATGCAGAATTAATTTTATTTGATGGTGAAGAAGCCCTTCATAGAGCAGATACTATTGCTCATGTTTTTAAAAATAAATACAAAGATGCTACATTAAAATGTCATGTCTTTGATATTATGCGACATGATGAACAAAATTTGTTAGATGAAGAATTAAGCGATAGAATGACTATAATGTTCAATAATTATTCTATGCATTCTGCTGACGTTCTAAACTTCCCATCAAAGAAAGATACTAGGCAAGCAGATAATCTAAAAGATGTAGAAGAATATTCTAAGACTATTATGGAAATGCCTACTTCCGAAGGAGTAGTTATCAAAGACGCTACTTCTACATATTACTTAGGAACTAGAAAGAACCCAAAGTGGATAAAGTGGAAGAAGTTCGTAGACTTGGATGTTATTGTTTTAAATAAATCTAAGACTAAAAGCAATCTTTATTCCTATACTTTAGGAATTGGCCCAGTTGAAGAGGAAGGAAAATTTATCGAAGAATTCCAAGGCAATAAATATATGGATGTTGGTAAGGCTCTTAACACCAAAATAAATGTAGATATTGGAAGCATAATAAGAGTGAAGGTAGATGAAGTCAAAAAATCAGGAGAAAGATATACTTTATTTTCTGCTAAGGTAATAGAAGTGCCAGAAGTAGAACACCCTGATAAATTAGTTACTTTGGAACTTCTTTCTCAAGATACTAAAAAATCATTAAACTATACAGTTGATGCTCTAAAGAAAGGAATTACTATAACAGACCATATACACGGAGAAACCACTATTATTGTTAAGTCTGATTTGGATGGCTTTACCATATATGGTTTTGAAGAAAACAATTTAATGTCTAAAAATGCATTAAAGGATTTAGATATGTGGAAACAACAAGTAGAGGAAATAATGAAAACAAAACAAAGTAAACTTACTGTTGCTATATTTAACTATTTGAAAGAAAATGGGGCTAAGACTCCTAAAGAATTACATAATTATTTAGTAAAGGCCCACTCTTCTCTTTATGAAGATATATTAGAAAGCCAATATTCTAAACTTAAGAACTGGGCAGAAGAAAGAGATGGTATTTCTTTTGATTCAGATAAATTATTTGCAGAAGCAGATAAGATATACCAAGAAGATTCTATTAAGAAAGCCTATAAAACTCCAGAAGAATACCAACAAGGTGAATTCAAAATATATATGCGAAAAGATAACAATCTAAATATTGTTATGAAATTAGGAGATGAATCTATTAACTGGTTAGTAGATACTCAAGATGAAGAAGAAATATTTGATATGTTTGGTAAAGCAGGTAAATATCCTGCTGAAGTAGCAAAAAATATTGATAAAGAAAAGACAGTAGATACTGGAACTGTTAAATTAGGAATTCAAAGGCATGGCTATCATGAATATTTTTTAGAAGGCAACAAGTTTGAAACTAAACTTCATGTTCGGGTTTTACCAGTGAAAGGTGAAAGAATGTGGTTAGCATGGACTGGTTATGAACAAAAACCAGCAGACAAAGAAGGAGATGACGGTATTTGGAATATTTATGAAGATAAGTTTAGTTCAATAGATATTCCACGTTAATCTCATGTTCTTTATATAGTAGATGGAAATTAGGGAGGATTGAAGAAAATGAATGTTCTTCTCAAAAGAGACACAAATGAGTTTCAAATATTAAAAAGCGATGAATTAATGATTGGAGGATATGCAAGTATAGAAATCGTAGACAAACAAAACGATTTAATTACCCTTAAAGCATTAAATGAAGCAGTAAAAAAATATATGGAGAATCCAAAATTTAGAAATGTAATGACAAATCATTCAAATGTCCAAGTTGGAGAAGTAGTAAAATCATATCGAGATAAAACTGGGAGGTTATGGAAAACAGAAGTAGATGATGTTGGCTTCTTTGTTGTAATTAAACTCCGTGACGATATAGAAAAAGCAAAAGAAATTAATAGAGGCATCAGAAAAGGTTCATTGAGGAGTTTTAGTATCGGAGGACAGGCAATACAAAAAGTAAAGAAAAGCCATCCAGAATTAGGACAATACAATGAAATAAGCAAACTAGAATTACATGAGGTTACAATCTGTGAAAAAGGAATAAACCCTGAAGCAAAGTTTGACATTCTAAAACAAGAAAAAAATAAGGTGAAAAATATGACAAAATTAGAAAAAGCACTTGAGGAATTGGATTCATTGATGAATGAAGTCAATGCCTTGAGGAAGGAAGAAGAAAAGAAAGACGGAGAGATGTTGGATATGCCAGAAAAAGAAAGCATGGAAATGGAAGACGAGACAATGTTGGAAGAGGAAAAAGGCATGGGCGAATACATAGATGCAGAGACAAAAGCAGTTGTTTCTACTCTAGATGGAGCCGGTGTTGAAATCGGAGAGCCAGCAGACAGAGTTGTTGTTGACAATGGAAAGCCTAAAGCAACTGATATGCCAGTTGTAAAGGCTTTTGATTCCAACGAATTCTCTACACTTGACCTTTCCAACGAAAACATCGAGAAAGCATATGAAGCATTCCGTCAAGAACAACTAGAGAAATTGGCCTACGATAATCTACAAAAGACATTTGAAAGCCGATTCGCAAAAGAAGTTACTTCTAGAGAAGAACTGTTGGCAAAGGCTGAATATGATGCTGCTAGTGAAATTGCTTCCCTCAAGGAAGAATTTACACAATTGCGAAAGTCTCTAACTACTGAAAAGGAAACAATCCTAAAAGCACAAGAAGAGGCTCAAGTTACACTCCCTTCATTGGATGAAATTGCAGATATGAACTGGAATGACATTCATAAAATGGCAGGAGGAATTTAAGATGACAGGATATATTAACACAATTGCAGACTTAGAAGCACAAACATACGGATTTAGCCTTGGTGGAAGCAGTAATATGCTTTTGAAAACCGCAGGAGCGGTCACTGGTATTCATGGGGGCCATGATGCAGCAACTCAAACTTCCCCAACAACAGGTGTTGCAGGTAATCTTTACGGTGTTCTATACGGACAAAAAGTTTGGTCTATGCTAAACAGAGAAGTAAACGCACTCTCTGTTATGTCAAAAAGGCCATACACTTCAAGTGGTTGGAGAGTTCTATCAAAGCGACCTGCTGGTGGAACTGGTAACTTCCATAACTTTACTCAAACCGGAACTGATTTGGCTGGAACTGATGCTCCACGATTAGACCATATTGGTGGTGTTCCAGAAAACGCTTCCCTATCTACAAGTGGAGATGGTTTGATTGCTATTGCTCCAGAATACTCTGTATTAAGCATGTCTCCAAAGACTGTTGCTCATCAATTCGATTTCAGCGAATTGGCAATGGAGATGGCACAAATTGATGACGGAATTGGTGACATTAGAGCGCAAATGAGAGAAGATATGGGTAAGCATCACGCTGAATCTCAGAATCTAATGCTTGTTGCTCCATTGGAAGCATATCTACAAGCAGATAAATCAAATGCTGCTGCTAACATTGAAAGAAACTATACCTCTCTTTACAAGGTTATTTCTTCAAATGCTGAACTAGACCAAATGGACGCAGATAATTTCCCTGTTTCTTCAATCACAAACGATATTAGTGAAGCATACCACATTTACGGAACAAACCGTGACAGTGCTTCTTTCCTAGATTGCACTCTAGATTTCGGTGATGGATATGCAAGTGGAGACTCTAGAGCCTTTACCCTAACAATCATGAACAGTCTTTTGCGACAACTCCGTGAAAACGGTGGTTCACCAAAAGTTATTATGACTGGATATGACACAATTCAAACACTATCTGACCTTCTACAATCCCAAGAGCGATTTATGGATAGAAAAGAAGTAGTTCCTACTGTTAACGGTGTTCGTGGAGTTAAAGGTGCAGAAGTTGGATTCCGTGTAGCAACTTATTACGACATACCAATGATTCCAGTTGTTTCAATGCAAAGCACATCTGCTGACTCTGGAACAATCAGTGACATGCTTTTCCTTGATACTGACCATTTGTGGCTTGCAGTTATGAAACCAACTCAATACTTTGAAGATGGTATTAGCAACGGAAACCCATTCGGTGTTGGGCAACTTGGAAACAGAGCATTGTATCGAACAATTGCAGAAGTAGGTTGTTCATACTTTAAAGGCCAAGGTAAAATTACCAACTTGAAGTGAGGTGTTTTAAGTGACACACACAATTACAATTTTAGCCGACCATAAAGGCTATACTACACCAAGGGTCAGTGGGGATGAATATTTTGTAGATGCGGTAATAGATGTAACATCTTATGCTGCTGCTCAAACCACCCCTACAGTCACCTTTGCTGCTGGCACTACTAACAATATTACTGGTGATACGCTTGATGGTGTAACTTCTGGTCAGGAAATAACTATTGCCAGTGCTGCGACATCCTCAAATTCAGGAGCGCACAATGGTACGTTTATTGTTCTTGCTGGAAGTTCTTCTGTATCATTTACATTGACTAACTTGGATGGTAGTGCTTTTACTGCGGTTGCTGAAACTGATGACGAAATAACAGTTAGCCATACTAATGAAGTAATTAATGCATCTTCGTTTGGTCTTTCCACAATCAACAAGATTGAGGTGACTGGCAAAGAACTCATTACTTACGACGTATTGCCAAAAATCAGCGCTACTGGGGGCTATTTAACAGACTCTTCGTTTGAACTTAAAGCGGTAACTAACTCTTCTGGAGCCGATGTTGCTAGAACAACCAACATTGGTGCAGTTAGAGTTAGAGTTTACGGTAATCTTTGAGGTGAGCAATTGCCTCAAGTTACCTTAAGCCATAGAGCAAACATTAGTCGTCTTGATACGCCATATGGAGTAATTCGCAAAAGAGGTGCAATTAGCGTTTCTGCTGAATGGGCTTTAATGAGAATAAAAGACAATAATCTAATGTTTGTCTTTGAAGAATCAGATAGAGAAGAAGTCTTAAGCACTGATGAAAAAACTCTAAAGTTGTTAAGTAGAGTCATGGGAGAGAATTTAGCAGACGCTACTTCTCTCTCAGACCTACTTCTTCCTAAGAAGAAAGGTGTTTCTAAACCTAAAGTTTCTAAACCAAAAAAGAAACCTCAGACTAAGAAAACCACCAAAGAGTAGAGAAACTGTTAAGAGTCTTGGCTCATAACAATTAATTGAGGGAATACTATGGGAATAGGTTGTAGAAGTAGTGGTGTATTAACGGCGGCTAGTAATGCCATATTTTCGGGACAGTGTAAATTGGTTTCTATCCATGCCGTAGCAACAGGTTCAAATGCCACAACAATAAAGGTTTTTGATAATACTGCTGGAAGTGGAACAGAAGTAGCGAGACTAATTGTTGGAGGAAGTAATGCTCCTCATACTACTGAATTCGATATGCATGGTGTTATTTGCGGAACTGGTATTTTTGCTACTATTTCAGCAGGAACAGGCGAATCTGCGGCTATTTCCATAGAATTCTCTTGAGGTGTTTTTTTGGCGGCTTTGAATCAAGATACTAGATTAGTGATGACTATATTATTTGTTGGAACCCTAAGTGGAGCGAATGTATTCTTTTATGCTCTATATGGTTCTACTTTCCCATATACCCCAATAGCCCACGCTACTTTATTTGGGCTAATGACTATTGGAAGCATTATGGTAATGAAAGCCTTATTTGATTTAGCACTTAATGATAAAATCGAGATGTGGCTACTTGATAGAAAGATAGCAGCCTATTGGGAAAGAAAGGCTAGAGATGAAGCACAAAGAAACAAGATGCGTGAAAGTGCTAGGCAATACAATACTAACTTCTATACTCCTCAAGGGCAAGAAGAAGATTCTAACACTGTTGGAAGTGAATTTTTAGCCACACTTCAATGAGGTGGTTAAATGGTATTTGGCGACTTGATGGGTTTTTCAGACTCAGACTATGCTTATAATCAGCAAAGAGCGCATTCTGCGGATGTCTTCTTTTTGAAGATGAGAGCATGGTTTTGGGGCTTTACTTTTACATTTGCTGGTTTTTTAGTTGGTAATATTCTAGGTGTTTTTGACATAAATATAATGGGTTGGATTGTTGATGGAGTAACAGGTCTTTGGGGGCATTAAATGTCTCTAATGACAGGCTTCGCTATTTTAGTTGGTGAAGCAGTAATAGGTTTTTGGAAAAAGGTTCACGCCATTAATTTTGGAGTCTATGGGGCAACAATGGTGGGTAAAACAACATTAAGTCATCAATTAAGAACAAGAGGAGAAGTTCCACAAATTAATAAAAGAACAGTTGGTAGGGCTAGGGCTACTAGAAAAAATATTAAAATAGATGGTAATTCACATACAATAAAAAGTGCTGACATAGGTGGGGAAGCGATATTCTGGAAAGAATGGGAAAAAGATATGATTTTAAGAAAACCCAAATATATTATATTTATGATTGACCATCGACATTTAGACAGTGAAGTTAATTTAGACCATCAAGTAGCGTGGAAATTTTTAGTAGATACTATAATAACAAACCTTTGGTCAAATGGGAAAAGAAAAAAAGAAGCAGATTATCCCTTAGCAGTAGGTATTTGGGCTAACAAGTATGATGTTTGGGGAGAAAAATATCCTTTATTAGAAGGTAAAACTATAGATAAACATCAAATATTTGAACCCTTTAAATATGGCATGAGGCAGTTGAATGATAAAGGAATCCCATGCTACAAGTATATAGTTTCAGCAAAATCAGATTCAGAAATGGTGTATAAAGGAATACTTACAATGATAAAGGATTATTGATTATTATGTGGGAAAAAATATTAAAACATGATGCAACAGAAATAAATAAAAAAAACATATTAGAATATATTAAAAAAGATACTGATAATGCAAGGGTTGTAGAAATGTTATATAATAATTGGAAGAAAGATAACTTTAGCACAAAATCAAGAGGTTATGATTCACTTAGATTATTCATAAAAGGATTAAAAGATTTAGAATGGGAACTATAAGAGAAAGAGGAATGAAAGATGTATCAGCAGCAAATTATAGGACAGAATGCCCCACAGAATTTTAACCCGCTACTCAATCCAATTGAGCAAGCAAGAACTTCTGGTAACATAGTAGAATACAAACCACTAGCGATTAAACCAAAAAAACAAAAAAAGGAGTTTATTAAAATATTAACTGCGGAACCAAAGAGTTTTCTAGGAATTAAATATGGAAAAAAATTTAATCTAAAAGAAAGATGTGTAGTATGTGGAATGCATCACATATGGGAGGCAGGAGATTATCTTAGACCCCCAATGCCATTAGATAAAGTAGTGAAAGGTAGGCCGTTAATGGGAACCTATTGTCCTAAACATTCTTCTATTTTTAGACAGTTAGAAATACTTGACCAACAAATGTTAGCAGAAAAGCATGGGTTAGAGTATAAAGGATTTAAGCCAAGGATGCCTAAAATACTAAAAGGTGGGCCATTAACTAATTTAAGTAAGAACGATATTGCTTCTCTTACTGCCGCAGGTTATTTAATAAAGCCACCTGTTATGCGTGATAATAGGTCAGCCACTAACGAGGCTATCGAAATTGTTGGGGAAATAAATATACTAACAGATAGGTTGAATTACTTAATGATACAGGCAGGGGTAAAAATAACAAAGCCTTTAGAAACTGAAGAAAAGAAAGAAGATAAAGAGGAATAAATATGCCATTTGGAACAAGTAATAAAACTGTTTTAGGAGCAGTTCAAGCACAAAATGACCAGCAATTCAAGAATGTAAATAATTTACTTTCTTTACAAGACAATCATGTTGAAGAGTTTTTTCAATATCATGGTGAGATGTTTTTTGTTGCGGTGGAAAAATTACTAGAAGACGTTATAGAAAGAGTAGTTTCACAAATGTTAGGAAAACTAGCCTTTACTACAAATGGTGGCAACATCTCTTTGAATCCAGAATGTCTAAGAGAATATGAGAGAATAACACAAGAAAATATTGATTTAGATATTCAAAAGATTCTTGGGGCTGCGTTAAATGCAGAGGTTATTAATCAAAGAAAAATGGCTAAGTCACAATATCTAGAATCTCAAGGTTTTGGTGGTGGCGGAGTGAATAATGCCCCTAGTGCTGGAATGGCAGTAGCAGGAGTAACAGGAAATACTCAACAATACAATCAAGTAAATAATGCTATGAATAATGGTAGTGGTTATCCTATTCCTCCCTCTGGAACAGATGGATATGGAAGACCATATTGGATTGACCCCTCTAATGGTCAAATGAGTTATGAGCCCCCTTCAAGTGGATTACATTTAGGTTCAGCCATACAAAAAGGTGCGGCTTGGGCAAAATGGTTAATGTGAAGGTGATTACATTTGTCTGTTCAGTTTAGATTTGGAAAAAATAGCCAAACTTTACCAGAAGCAGAAAATACCTTTAAGAAAATATTTGCAGAATATTTGTCAAAAGATAGTGATGACCAAAACTTTCGTGAACTTTTCAGAAGAACTTTAGGGGATGCTAAAGCAAAAGGAAACTATGATGAACTAACGCAAGAGTTTTCCGAGGTTCTTGAAAAAACAATCAAAGACAAAGAATTATCTTTACAAATGTATAAAGAGGATGCTGATGCATACAGTGAGTATATTCGTGGAGATGAAAATGAAAGAGCAGAAGCAATAAAATTTGCCGAAGAAAATTCTTTATTTGATATATTGACTGATTCAAAAAAATATAATCAGATGATTGGTGAAACTTCCCTTACATTGGGAAGAGATGTTTTAGATTTAGCACAAGAAAAGAAGTTGCCAAAATTAGATATTGATGAATTTTTGGCTTTAGAAGACTTAAACGAGTCTTATATTGAATTTATACATGATAGTATAGTGTTAAACATTAGTTTAGGAAAACCCGCTAAAACTACAAGAAATATGTATGAAGCATACAATGGAGATATGAAAACATTGATGGCAATTCCTAAATTTGTAGATAGTCTAAATATTAATTACAGTCTAATTAAAAGCGAAGAAGATGCAAAGTATGATTTTGATGTCGAGGTTCCAGAACAATCCGATACTGCAAAAGTTATGGCAGACAAACTTAGAAACTATTATGTTGAATATATTAGAGATACTTTAGGAATTAAATCGGGAGGATTTATTCCTGAAGGCTCCTATTATACTAGAGGAGTAGAATCATCTGTGGAGTATAGGCCAGATACAAAAAATACATTTACTATAAACATTTTATCTAGTGAATTAGAAGATGAATTATCTTACGATAACATTATGAAAAAAATAGAATCTATCCTACCTAACCACTTAAAGTTTGATATGCCAACAAATATTCTTGAAGTAGATTTAACTAAAGATATATTGGAGGGAATCGAAGAATCTGATGCCGTTCAAGCAAGAATAGAAGACTTATCTGTAATTACAGAAATAAAACTATTTCACTTAAAACTCACAATAAGATTAAATCCCTTTACAAAAACCGAATGGAAAAAAGGAGATAAAGATAAATTACTAAAAAAACCTCTTAAAGAAGCGCTTCTTGTTTCAGAAAGAAGAATTGCTAAAATAGGAAAGTTTGATTTTAGTTATTATTCTAGAGAAGGTCAAATAAAGAAAGATAAAATGAATGACCATCTTAATGAAATAAGGGTCAAATTGAAATATTTAAAAACTAATGGAGTAGATGGGGGAATATAAAATGTCAATTACCTCATCTCCCAGTGATTATTCTTTAGCAGGAACTCCTGACTATTCAGCCGGTATTGGTTTTTATACAGATTATATTCAAGTTGCTGATTTATTACAAGTTCCTCGTTTTGATGCTTCTGCGACTTATCCAACTAGAGCGCAAGTTGGTAACATAATAAAAAGAGTAGAAGGGATGGTTGACGATAAATTAAAAAGAAGTTATAGACCAATTGTAACTAAAAAAGAGATTCATAATTTTGAATACACTAATAGAGCAGGAGCAACTCTTTATGGTGGTTATGTTGGTTTTATTCAACTAAGACAAATGAAAATTCAAAAGATTATTTCTTTACAAGTTTGGTCTGGAAGTGGATATAAAGAATTAGCATCAGCAGAAGCACAAATACAATTATTAGAAAATTTTAGAGATATTTATTCTATTACTTTACAATTACCTAATAGCGGTGTTGAATTTGAGATGGTTGCAGAAAATACAGTAGGTAGTTTAGGCAATGATGAGTTTTGTAATACCTTTGGAATTAAAACAACTGTTAATGATATTATTTCATTAATTAATGAAGAATTTCCATCTACTAGACAATATACCAACGCTAATGCAGCAAAAAGTCTAACAAGTTCTAATTTGTCGATTTCGGACTTTTTCTTTGCCCAAAAAGAGGAAGGAAATGGGGCAAAGATTCTCGTTTCCTCCCTACTTTCGGGGGATGATGGGTCGGATTGTGTGGTGAAAATAAAGACCCAACAAGCGATGACCACTTCTAATACTAGCACTACTTTGACAGTAGCGGATTCCAGTAAATTAGTAGTAGGTATGGGAATATCGGGAACTAATATTCCTAGCGGAACGACAATTTCTACAATAGCAAGTTCTACATCAGTTACCATGAGTCAAGCGGCTACAGGAACAGGTAGTGCAAC